CATCACCAGCGGCCACATCAACGGCGAGCTGGACGGACAGAACAAGTTCGTGAAGGCTTCCGACCGCTACATCGGTATCGGTTTCTTCGAGTATCTGGCAGTGCAGCAGCATGGCGAGGTTCGTTTCTCGGTTGACTCGACAAGTGCCGCCGTGGCTGGTCGCAACAGCACCGTCTTCACGCTCAACACCGACTTCTCGGCTACCGAGCTCAGCCACAAGATCAACGGTGGTGCCGACAACAGCGCACCAAAGGCCTTCAAGTTGCTGAAGATTGTGGAGGAGCAGGAAACGGCGTAATCCTGAAATCAAGTTCATAGTTCTTGATAATCGGCCCGCAGGACGGCGGCGATGCACCAGCAACAGCCATGACCAGCCCTGCGGGCTTCTTTGTGCCCGTCGGTAAACCCTTGGCACGGAATCGGGGGATAAATAAAAGACAGAGATATGATATTCCTGACAATAGACTACATCAAGCAGCACTCACGCATCGACTTCGACTGCGATGACCAGTTGCTGGAACTCTACGGCGACTCGGCTGAAGAGACACTGGCAGGGCTGCTGAACAGAGGCAAGACGGTGGAGCAGATGGTGGCATCGCTCACCGAGGAGTACGGGCAGGTGCCCGCTCAATGCTATCACGCCGCGCTCATGCTCACCGAACAGGCCTACAACCACCGTGGCCCCACAAGCCCCACCAACATGAGCATCGTGCCTTATGGCTTCGACCTGCTCGTCAAGCCTCTCATGCGATTAACCCTTAACAGCGACGACAATGGATAAGACAAGAATCATACAGCAGGGTGAGGAGGTGAAGTTCCAGGTGCAGATCAAGGACTTCGACATGGAGGCGAACGACTTCAGCGTGGAACTCATCTACGGCTACCGGCGCACCACCGTCACCATCGAGAAAGCGCAGATGCTGGAGAACGGCGGACTGTACTACATCATCTTCGACACCGACGGCATGGTCGGCCGTGTTACGGCCCGCTGCACATGGCAGGTGCCTGACACCGACGCACCTGACGGCTACCGCGATAAGACCGACGAGCAGTATCTATGTTTTGTTGTCACTACGCCCTGTCCGCAGTTCCTCACCTGTCCGGCTTGCACCGACGAGCATCTGGTGACCTACACCCGCACCGAGCAGAGCGACATCGGCGACAAGTATCAGCGACTGGCTGATAAGTACGACCGTCCGCTGCTGACAGTAGACAATGAATATTTCTTCGTTTTGAAACCAAATAATTAGAAAAGATATGGCACAGAACTTCAATCTTAAACAGACAGGCGAAGAGGTTCAGCACATCCTCGACACCGCCACACCAGTGACCGACCTCCAGCAAGAGGCGCAAGCCCGCCAGCAGGCCGACCAACAGCTTCAGGACAATATCGACACGGAAGCACAAACACGCCAGAATGCTATCGACACACTGGCAGCACAAATCACGCAGACGCTGACTGAATACTACAATAAGTTGCAGGTGGATGATCTCATCCGCGACTTCATCACGGCCAGCGTGAGCAACCTCGTGAATTACTATAAGAAGACAGAGACATTCACCAAGACGGAGGTACAGCAACTCATCGCCGCCGTGAAGCAGTTCCGCTATCAGAGCGTCGCCGTGCTACCAACGGCCAGCGCAGAGACGATGAACATCATCTACCTCGTGCCGTCGGACAACCCGAAGACGCGCAACGTGAAGGACGAGTTTATCACCACCTCGCAGACCAACGAGCAGGGGGTAACCACCTACCTGTGGGAGCAGATAGGATCTACCGCCATAGACCTGTCGGGCTATCCCACGACCGAACAGATGAATCAGGCCATCACCGCCGCGCTGAACAGTGCGCTGGCATCCTACTACACCAAGACGGAAACAAACGCCCTGCTCGACACCATCCGTCAGAGCGTGACGGCTGAGACCAATGCCCGTACCGATGCCGACGCCACCCTGCGCGGACTGATTCAGCAGGTGAGCACATCGCTGGTGAACTACTATCTGAAGACCGAGACCTACTCGAAGAGCGAGGTGCAGCAGTTGGTGAATGCCGTGCAGCAGTTCCGTTATGTGGTGGCTGCCTCGTTGCCTGCCAATCCAGGATCTGACACGATGGGCATCATCTATCTTATCCCCAGCACCAACCCTAAGGCACAGAACATTAAGGACGAGTTTATCACCGTGCTTGATGGCTCGGCCTACAAGTGGGAGCAGATAGGCTCGACCACCGTTGACCTGAGCGGCTACAGCACCACCGAGCAGATGAACGCCGCCATCGCCAGCGCTCTCGCATCCTACTACACCAAGACGCAGGTGGACAGCATGGTGGCCACCATCAACGCCGCCATCAGTCAGAAGCAAAATGCCATCACCGACGGCGCACAGATTGGCCTCGGGTTCGGCGTGAGCAGTGAGGCAGCAACGGTTCAGGCTCGCACGGCGACCATCGCCAACTTCATTCTGCTGAAGAACATGCCGGTGAGCATCCGCTTCCAGAACGCTATCAATGTCGATAGCGCGACGCTCAACATCTCTTCGACGGGAGCCAAGCCTATCCTGATAGAGGGTGCTGCCCTGCAAGCCGGACTCGTCAAGGGCGGCTGCACCGTCACCGTCATCTTCGACGGCACGAACTGGAACATCGTAGGCATCGAGGGACTGGAGCGACCCGTTTCGCAGAGCGACCTCTTTGTAGATATGGGACTGCCCAGCGGCCGTCTGTGGGCTATCGCCAACATCGACGTGACCAAGCAGAGCGGATTCGCCGAGGTGGACGGCAAGCCGTCGCCATTCATCTATGAGTGTACGTTCTTCAGTTGGGGCAACACCGAGGGACACAACCCCATATCTGATTCGGCATTCTCCTACAACTGGGGAGAGAATAACGATGGCCCATACGCCCAGACACCAGGCGCACAGCTGACCGCCAATGCAGGCTTGTCGTTCGATGCTGCCCGTGCCATCCTCGGCGCACCGTGGCGCGACCCATCGACGGAGGACTTTGCCGAGCTCTTTGCTAATATCGACTACGTGCAAGCCGACGGCGAGACCGTCATCGACGCATCGCAGACCAACAAACTGGTGACGGTAAACGGCATCGTGGGCATCTACCTGAAGTCAAAGATAAACGGCAGGCTGCTCTTCTTCCCCTGCCCAGGCTACGGCCGCGGCCAGTCGTGGTACAGCCGTGGTTCGGTCGGCTACTACTGGTCTCGCAGTCTCTACTCGCAGGCGGACGGCAGGAACCTGGGCTTCTACTCGGGAGGGGTCAGCCCGCAGAGCCACTACGGTCGGTTCTACGGCTTTTCTCGCAGGGCAGCGCAGTAACTGATCTTTACCCTTCCCGTCACGTTCTTGTCGCTCAAGCGGGGCGACAGCCCCGCCAAAGCGACAAGAACGAGGAATCGGCAACAAGAAAAGAAGAAGCAAATGGCTAAAATAGCAGACGTACTACAGACGGAGCGCAACCGGCAAGCTCCGACGGAGTGGAACAAAATACACATTTTCCAGATGGGTGATTTCTACCGCGCCTATGAATGGTCAGCATGGCTCATCGTAGCCATCACCTACAGCGACAAGGTGCGTCATCAGCAGCAGGGCGACCGCAAGCCGCTCAAGGTGAGCAAGAAGACGCTCGCCAGCGGAGGCAGCGACTTCTGCTTCGTAGGATTCCCTATCAAGTCGCTGGAGAAGTTCGTACCCGAGCGGACGGACTTCACATCGACCGAAGAAAAGCACATCGTCGTCACCATCCAGTTGCCACAGCCAACCGACGGCACAGAGGTGACCTACGAGCGTCTGCACGAAGCCTTCCAGAAGTAGCGCGACGGCATCCTGCTATCAGCCAAGCCCGACGACATCGACGCCGATGGCAACAAACTGCCACCGGCGAAGAAGCCAGCAAAAACCGCCCCGACATCTGCGGCGCAACAACAGCAAGCAGCACAGCAGCCACCGGGCGGCAGCGGAAGCAGTGCAAGCGGACGTCACAGCGGCGCACTGCCATTCGCTCCACCATCGGGAGGGGCAGCACCCTTCTGACCACCCGGCTCTCGTCACACCGACGGGAGCCGTTTCGCAGAGTAAACCCCTGGCAGCATAATGGGCGAATGGTAAAGTAATCATAAAAAAGTTTGGAATTATGAAAGTAAACGGAACATTGAACGACTTTGCTGCCGTGCGCACCGAGGGCACGCAGATTGTCATCAGCTACGGACTGAAGCAAGTGAAAGACGACCTCTACGAGTGGTATGAGGTGTCACTGAACAAGACATCTACCAACGCCCTGACTCTCGACATCGTGAAGACTGCCATACTGAACGACATCAACAAGCGCACCGACGAGAAGATACTGAGCGGACTGGTGTGGAAAGGCAACCCCGTGTGGCTCTCGCAGGAAAACCAATTCAACTTCAAGGCTGCCTACGACCTGGCTGTGCAGACGCAGGGAGCAACGCTGCCCGTGACGTTCAAGCTGGGCGAAGCAGAAGACGGTACGCCTGTGTATCACACCTTCGAGACGATGGAAGACTCCACGGATTTCTACACCTCCGCCGTGAACCACATCCATCAGAGCGTGGCAGACGGCTGGCTGGAGAAAGACGGCATCGACTGGAGCCCCTACGAACAGTATTTTAACGAGTAAACCCAAGACAACAAATCAACAGATAAGTGTACGGCAAAGTGCCGTATGTATAAGTTTAACAATTTAATTTCTAAGCATTATGCCAAGTGAAATTATTCAGCTTCCCCAGAACGGAGGCAATCAAAACGGAGGAATGATCCTCCCAGTAGCTAACGGCGGTGGTCTGTTCGGTAACAACGGTCAGACGAGCCTCATGGATTTGTTTGGTTTTGCCATCGTCGCCAGCATCTTCCCCAATATCTTCGGCAATCAGTTCGGCAACCGTTGTGGCAACTGTAACTGCCCGAATGTGGACAGCGCACTGGCTCTCCAGGCCGTTACAGCAGAGGGCGCAGCCAGTCGTGCAGCCATTCAGAATCTCGCTTCGTCGATGGGTCAGAACTACAATACCGTGCTTCCCGCTGTCATGGGCGTACAGGCTGCTATCAGCAATCTGGCAAGTGCCAACGGCATGGGCTTCCTCCAGGTCATCAACGCACTCCAGCAGGGCGACTGCAACCTCGCTTCTCAGCTTGCTAAGTGCTGCTGCGACAATCGCTTGCTCACTACCCAGCAGGGCTACGAGGGACGCATCCAGACCATCGAGCAGACCAACGACCTGAAGGGCAGCATCAACGCACAGGGCCAGCGTCAGGTGGATGCCATTGCCGACCTGAAGACCACCATGATCAAGGAGTTCTGCGATGCCCGTGAGCGCGACATGCAGGCCATTATCGACAAGCAGGCCGATGAGATTAGCCAGCTGCGCACAAAGGACAACATCAACGGGCAGACCAACCAGATTCTCGGTTACGTGAACCAGGTACTTGCTCCAATCCAGGCCGCTGTCAAGGAGATTCAGGACAAGATGCCGAACACCGTTCCCGTGCAATACCCCAACCTGCAGGTGGTGAACAACACGCCAAACAGCAACTGGCCCGGCTTCAACGGCTATCCCGGTTACAATTATCGCGGCGGTTTCTAATCAGGAAAGGAGGCAAGACATGAACTGCTGCAACTGTAATTGTAACCAAGTGCCGTTTGTTGACGGTTACGTGCCGTACCTGATGGTGACGAACATCACCGTGGGGACTGCTGCCGTGAACCTCT